CAGATCCCAATAGAAAATTTTATTTAGGTATAACGGCTGTAATTAATAGAAGTGGAAGTTTAGTTGATAATGGAGCATGGCCCGAAAAAACTGGTGACAAAATAGGAAGAAATTTAAACCCTTATGATGCGGTAGCTGATTTTGTTTTATATGACGGGGAAAGGTCTAGCCATTTAGATAATCCTGAACATGAACTTTGTTATGTGAACGAACAATTAATTACTTCAGGGATGCAATATGACAAATTAGCAGTTGCAGGTTTAAGGCTTAATAGTGCAAAAGAGTGGTCTAGTTTTAGTTCATTTAGTGCATATATAAAGAAAGGAATTAAGGTCGAAAGATTAATAGATAACGAGGGTAATACTGCTGTTAATAATGCGTCAGGTGTTGATAGTAACGGAAAAGGTTCATCTAATATCTTGCCTGAAATTGTATATAGCTTGTTGACCGATTCTACGATTGGGTGCGGAAACTTGATCGGAGTAGAGGCAGTTGATAAAGAAGAGATGAGAACAGCAGCTAAGTTTTGCCACGCAAACGGGTTTTATTGGGATGGGGTAATTACTGATTCGCAAAACTTACGTGAATGGATTTTCCAACAAGCTTCAACGTGTTTTTTAGATTTTGTTGTTAAAGGTGGAAAGTTTTCATTAGTGCCAAATGTTCCATATAGCAAAAGCAGTTACATGATTATTCGTAATGTTACTTTTGCAATTCCACAAAATACAGACTTTAAGATCAAAGCGCTATTTACTGACGGCAACACCAAAGATCTAAAATGCAGTTTCTTAAGCCCAGAGGAACGTAAACCGTTTAGAGCTAACGTTATATATCGAGTAGAAAAAACAAATGGATTTGCAAAGAATAAATTAATTTCACTACGTCTTAATAACAATCAATCTGATAATTCATGGCAACGAGGTTCAGATCAAGATGCTGTCGAAACATTCGACTTGTCGAATTGGCTAACGTCCTCTACTCACGCGACTAAGTTTGCAAAATACGCTTTAAGAACAAGACAGTTAGTTGATCATGGGATTACCTTCCAGTGTGCGCCTCAGTCGGTAATTGGTTTATCACCCGGTGACTATTTCAGGCTTTATTCAGAGGTGACGCATACCTCGCGTTTTTCAAATGGCATCGTCTTACCTGATGGCACAATTCAAAGTCAAACTTCTATTAGTAACGGCGATAGTATTTATTATTGGAATCCAAATGATGATGCTAGGAATGGGGAAGTTCAATCCGGCTCAATTTCTATATCAGGAACAAAGGCAACAGGACCAGCAGGTATAAGAGGCAGCGTATTCACGAAAGCACAAAGCAACGCATCAGATCGAATCTATAAAATTGAATCGTTAAGTTATGGCGAAGATGGATTGATTGAAGTTGCAGCCTCTTTTGTTCCTTTAACAAGCGAAGGTTATTTGGCTGTTTTAGACTGGACAGAAAGTGATTTTACTTAAATGGCGCAAAGAACTTTTCCTGTAGGTATAACGCCAACGAGTAGGAACTATTCACCCGGCGAATTTCCTCAATCAGTTTTTGAAGCTCAGAACGGGGCAAAGACTGTTTTACGTTATGGCAATAAAAGGGTCAACGCTTCCCTATCCCTATCGTTTAAAAATATTACTGATAATCAAGCTGCTGAAATTTTAGCTAATTACGAATCTATAAATAGCGATTGGGATTACTTAAATTTTAATGGAACTGATGTTTTAAAAGGCATTGAACCAACAACAAGCACCCTTAAAACTTATGTAAGAGAATCTAATTCAGGTTTACGTTGGCGATATTCAAAGGCGCCTCAAGTATCAAGCGGTTCTTATCCCGGCGTTAGTAATGTCTCTTGTTCTTTTGTTGCTTGTATGGATGGAACTTAATTTTTAATTACTTTTTCTGCTTAGGCCTAATAGCATTACAATATGCTTAATGAATTGGTAAAAAGCAATTGGCGTATTCATCAGGTAAAGACGGTCAGTTATTTATTGACGACAACGGAACAGCGGCGGCCCGTGTTAAATCATGGAGTCTTAACGCATCGGGAGACACAGACCGAACTTTTAAAGAAGGGGTTCGTAGTTTCAGCGGTAATTGTGAAATTGCTTACTACAGCGACGCCAATGGAGAATCAGACGCAAAGACATTAATAAATAAAATCTTTAAACCTAGAACAACAACAACAGAGGGGGGCGTTGCAGCCGCGCAAGGCGAATCAACTTTAAAGCTAGGATTTAATGATTATGCAAATACATTGAAATACATCACCGTAAAAGTTTTATTCACTTCAATGTCAATAACTTGTTCAACAGGGGAGATATTTACAGCGTCAGGATCATTCACAGTTAATGGAGCGCCTACAGAGGTGAGCGTATAAATGCCCGTCTATACAGGTCAAACAGGATATGTAGAATTAAGAAGATCGTCTAGTCATTTCTTTCGGACTACTTTGGCTCCTAGTGCTGTTAACACAACTAGGAAACGTTTTGGTGTTGAAAATATTTTAGGTAGCTTGATAACAGGGGATAAGGTAACGATAAAAGCGCTAGAAGATGAATCAGGAAATGCAGACTTAGAGTTAATTTCTGGTAATAGTGGATCTGAATGGACGGGATATGTAGCAGTTGATGATATTGGTGGATGTCGTTTATATGGGAGTTTTCCCCATGCAGTACAGGGAGGTATTACAAACGCTTTAACGCTAACAACACCGTCATCAACAAAAGACATCATCATCGAGACGAATGATGCAAGTTTTAGACCACTAGCTCGGATAAGGGAGTTCAATTTCACCACGTCAAGGGAAACTATAAATATTGATTTATTAGGAGATGAATTTCAGCAAATGTATAAATCTGGACGGATACAAGGACAAGGGGAAATAAGCGCAGATTTTGAGCATAGATATGTTTCCACTGATCCGGGTTTTTCATATAACCAAGAATTTTCAGTTTATTTGGCAAGATTGTTAATGCGCCTCAATATGGGGTCAGAATTTAAAGGGCGTTTTTTTATATACAGAGAATCAGCAGGTTCAAGTAATAACTGTTGGTATGAAGCCGACGCGATCATCACAAATTGCGGAATCAACGTTAGTCCCTCAGAAATAGTCGAAACTAATATTTCTTTTGTGACCTCTGGACAATTTGAATTAAGAGTAGGAGCAACACCGGGATACTTATTGAAACAAGATACTGATTACATCTTGCAAGAGTCAGGCGATAAGATTTTCTTAGAAGATGATGGCGGTTAATATTTCTAAGTATGCTTACTACGGTTAATATGTAAGCAAAGGTTAAAAGAGTAAAAAATGGCTGATCAGCAGATTACGCAGTTACCCGAAGAAACTGGAACGGTTGCGTCAACTTTTCCCCTCGCGATAGTTAACGTCACCGCTGCTGAAACGCGCAAGATAACTACAGCGAATTTAGCAACAGCAATATTTTCAAATTTAAGTACAGGTGGTTTAGCAGCATCGAAAGTAGCGGCGGGATATTCAGGGGCATCATTAACGAATGGAACGGTTACAAATGCAAAGCTGGTTAACTCTTCTATAAATTTCGGCGGCGTAAGTGTTGCTTTGGGGGCGTCAGATACAACCCCGGCTTTTAACTTAAGTGATGCTACTAATTACCCTGCCTCGGCATTAACAGGCAGCATCACAAACGCCCAGCTCGCGGGGTCAATTGCTAATAGTAAGCTTGCAAATTCTTCTGTTTCATTCGGTGGAATTTCTGTGGCTCTGGGTTCTAGCAGTGCGAAGCCTGCCTTTGATTTGGAAAATGCTACGGCGTATAAAACCACAAATTTAGTAGGCAGCATCACAAACTCGCAGTTGGCGGGATCAATAGAAAATGCAAAGCTATCAAATAGTTCTGTTTCTTTTGGTGGTATTAGCGTTGCTTTAGGCGCGAGCGATCCTCATCCAGCCTTCGACCTCCAAGACGCTACAGGGTACAAAACCACAAATCTGGTAGGCACTATCACCAACAGCCAACTGGCTGGAAGTATTGACGCATCTAAATTAGTTGCAAATAGTTTGACTTCTACTCAGTTAGGGGCTAATTGCGTAGGGGCATCTGAGTTAGCAAACAACGCGGTAGATACAAATTCGGTACAAAGTGGAGCGATAACAAATGACAAGATTGAGACAAGTAGCAGTAGCACAACAGGTATCGACGGGAATACGAAGTTAAGGGCTGGCAGTGTACCTAGTAGCAAATTAGACGCTTCAACGGTTGGAAATGGTTTAGCTATCAATAACAACGTTCTTTCAATTGATAATACGATTAGTGGTGCAACAAGCCTCGGCCTGACGTTCTCGAATCAGGGAATTTGCACAGGCATAGCAGCTCTTTCAAGTAGTGATTTAAGTGGCGTTTTAGCTACTGCCTCGGCAATTGGTGTTGTTAAGGTTCCTAGTTCAGGCGGGCTATCGGTTTCGGGTTCAGGTGATCTTTCAATTGCTTCTACTGTTACAGCCCATACAACAAGAGGAATAGCTGTTAATGCTTTTGGTCAGGTTACGAGTGTCAGTGCGACGGTTCCATCAAGTGCATTGCCTGTAGGGAGTACAAGCGCAATTGGCGCGATTAAGGTTCCTTCTACGTCATCACCTCTCGCAGTCGATGGGAATGGAGTTTTAACTATTGGACTTTCAGGGGTTACAGCCGGGACGGGTTACACCAAATTCAATGTGACGGACAAGGGAATCATCAGCAGTGCAAGCACGTTGAGCGCCTCAGACATCCCTTCACATTCAGCGGCGTTATTAACAAGCGGAAGTTTAGACGCTGCAAGAATCCCGACTGACTCTATAGATGGCTCAAAATTATCTAATTCCTCCGTCTGCAAGTTCAGCGGCGCAACATCTACAACAGGTGTTGTTCAGTTCCCAGCAGGTGGGGGAGACTTTACGGGACAGTTTTTCTATGACTTAACCAATGATGACTTATATGTGTATGACTCGAACGCTTGGCAACCCGTAACGATCACATCGGGAGAAATAATTTATGCGGGTAACTATAGAGCCGATACAAATAAAATTACATCGTTAAGCGCAGCCGGAACCGCACAAGGTTTTACTGTTGATTCGGCCCTTCAAGCTGCTAGCGCTGCAAACAATCGTTATTATTTTGTATGTGATAAGTCAGGAACAGGAACCTCACCAGCTCCTACGGTAACGATTAACCCCCCTGACATGATCCTAAGCAATGGGACGGCGTGGGAAAAATTAGATATTAGTAATTTCATCGCAGGTCAATCAGCGTCCAATATTACAGTCAGCCCCAACAATGGCGCAGGCGGAGGGATTCACAGTACAAACGTTCAAGCAGCTATAGAAGAATTAGACACAGAAAAATTAAATAAAACAGGTGGAACTATTAGCGGTGAACTTCTTTTAGGAGACGCGGCAAGCCTTGTCTTCGAGGGATCAAGTGATGATGGTTACGAACTAACGCTTGCAGTAGCGAACCCTCAAAACTCAGATAAGACCCTCACGCTGCCAGATATTACGGGAACTTTAATCACAGATTCGGATACAAATACTGTTACGTCAACGATGGTTGATGGCAGCCTTACAAATAGCAACATCGCGGCAAATGCAGCAATCGCACTTTCAAAAATAGCGGCGGTTTCAGCAGGTCAGATATTAGTCGGGGCGGCATCAACAGGAGCAATAACAGCGGTCACAGTTTCTGGCGATATAAGTTTGTCTACAGCGGGCGCGTTTTCATATGTGGCAGGTTCAATCGTTAACGCTGATATAAACGCATCAGCAGGCATAAGCGCTTCAAAGATCGACGCAGCAAGTACAAGTCAGGCAGGTTGTGTCCAATTATCTTCAGCTACCACAAGTACTGCAACCAACAAAGCAGCAACACCCGCCGCAGTAAAAATAGCGAAGGACGCAGCCGACGCGGCACAAAGTACAGCCGATGCTGCCTTTGCTTCTACAGGGGGTGTTCTAACAGGCAATATCACGCTCGACAATCAGAAAGAAGTGCGGTTTAGAGAGGCAGACGCAGGGGGTGATCACTATATCGCTCTTAAAGCAGCGGCGGCACTTGCGGGAGATGTAACCCTCACATTACCGACAAATAGCCCCTCAGCGGGCTTTGTCCTCAAGGCCGGAAGTAGTACGGCAACAGATCTTGAATGGGCCGATCCAAGTGATGCAAATAAGCTTAGTTTGACAGGCGGCACGATGTCGGGTGCGATAGATATGGGATCTAATAACATCACGAACGGTGGAACTATTACAGGAACTTTTAGCGGTAATTTAACTGGAACTATTCAAACTGCTGCTCAAGGAAATATTACTTCTCTTGGAACGCTTACAGGTTTAACTGTTGCAGGAAGTGTCGTATTAACTGCTGACAGTGCAGAACTAAGAGTTGAATCTGCAAATGGTGTTGATCAGTTTGTAGTTGATAGTGATAATGGAAATACAACTATAACTGGTGGTTTAACAGTCGATACAAATACACTTCACGTTGACGCTACCAATAATCGGGTTGGTATAGGTACAACAAGTCCAAGCAACCTCCTCCATGTTGCAGGTACTTTAGAATGCACTAATATTAAATTTCTTGGTGCAAACTCTTTTGAATCTAGTGCAAATATTCTTGAAGGTAAGGGAACGAATGGAGCAAGGTTAAGGTCAGCTGTATCGGCAGAGACAGTACCAAGCTTTTCTAGCTCAGATGACACTGACACTGGGATGTTTTTACCTGGTTCAGATGTTCTAGGTTTAACGACTGGTGGTACCGAACGGATGCGGATTGATAGTTCGGGAAAGGTTGGTATTGGTTCAACAAATCCTAGTTATAAACTAACAATGGTAGGATCAGGAAATACTGATTCTGGGCTTTATTTATATAACAATACGGGTGGAGAAGGAATAGTATTAGTTCCTGAAAGTAATGGAAATTGCAGAATTTATGCAAACACAAATGACGCTTTAGCTTTAGGAACAAACGGAATAGACCGTTTAACAATATCGGCTAGTGGAAATGTTACGTGTACTGGAACGGTATCAGACAGCAAAGGCGATTTAAGAAAGATTATTGCTGTTTCTAAATCTTCTGCTTATACGTTAGTAGCTACTGATTCTGGTAAGGTTATTTATATTTCCTCTGGTGGAGTGACTGTCAATGCCTCAGTGATGAGTGGAGATGAAGCCGTAACTATTATCAATAACAGTGGATCAGATCAAACCATTACTCAAGGTTCTGGAATGACTATGTATAACACAGCAGATGCTTCTACAGGTAATAGGACTCTTGCCCAAAGAGGGATGGCTACTATTTGGTTCTCAAGTTCTTCTGGTAGCTACATCTCAGGTGCAGGGTTGTCATAAATGTACCTACTAACTAACACACAAGGAGGTTATTAAATGCCCATACAACAACTTCTTTTAGGTACGGGGGGCAGCAGTGCCCCCGGCCCAGATCCATTGCCTGACATTATTACAACTGATTTAGTAACTTGGTTTGATTTTGGAAAAAGTCAATGCTGGAACGGTACTAGTACAACTGTTACTGATCTTTCTGATGAAAATAATGACGGAACTCTGACCGGCAATAGCTCTAATTATTCAAAATCCACTGCGAATGGTGGTTATCTTGATCTGGTTAATAGTCAAAGCGTGTACTCAACAGTTGAACTAGTAAATAGTTTATTCACAATGGGAACAGGTGATTTCACTATCGAGTTTTGGCTAAATCTATTTATTGGCCCTTCTAATACTCATCTCTGGTACAGTTGGCCTACCGATAACGCCAATGAGGACAACGCAAGACTAATTTTCAAAGAACAAAGTACCAACACTTGGAGACTCCGTGTTAGTCCAGCCCTTTCTACTGCTGGGGGTTGGCAATACAGAAGCGATGTGGGTACGTTTACAACTTCTGGTTATCAGGGTTGGTGGCATTTTGTTATGTCGAGAAACTCGGGAACAATAAAGGTCTATATAAATAATGATGAAAAAGATTCTTGGTCAAATTCTCATAATTTCAACTACACAGCAAATAATGGCAGTCACATAGGTTATGGACAATCTGCTGTATCTAACTCTTTGAAAGCAAGACTTGCTGTGTATCGTCTTTATTCCGGCAAGGGTTTAACGTCTTCAGAGGTTGGTGATAATTTTGACGAAGAGAAGACAAGATTTGGACTTAGCTAAATAATCCAGAGGCAAATTGCTACTTTGACAAAGCAAGGGTTGACTCTATACTTAGACGTAGTAATTAAAAACTAATGGCTGATCAAAACTTAGTTAATGAGAAAAAGAGTTTATTAGAGGAGGCGAAAGCAATTGAAGCTAACGCTAATGCAGAAATAAAAGCAATACAAGAAAGACCAGAAATAATAAGTGCTAATGAAGAAATTCAAGCTATACAAACAAAGGCACAAGAAGAGTTAAAGCCAAAAAGTGAAAGGATTAAAGTTATAAACACTGAACTATTAGCTGAAATTGATAGAGAGGCAGGGATAGTAAATGATTAGGATTTTAACGCTTGTAAACACAGGGGTGTTAATCGGTCTTATTGGTGGCGGGGCTTTCGTTTTTTCACAACGAACAAAGTTTGTGAACAATATGCTTTTTACGA